TTTTCTCTCTTGCTACTTTTAGTTTTTCTTCTGCTATTCGTATTCTTTCTTCGCCTTGTTCTTCACTATCCTCTCGTTTCATTTTTTCTAAATCAATTTTTTGTTCAAACTCGCCCATCTTTCTTTCTTCAGTATCTACAAACTCTTGTATCTTTCTTTGCATATCCAAAGCTCGTAAGTCCATCTCTTGTTGTTTTAGTTGTATTAATGGGTCAGTCTTTTCTTCAGAACTTTCTAATAATTGTAGCTCTGAAGTAAGTTGTGCAATCTTATCAGCGACTAAAGATTCTGTAATCACCAAAAATGCTTGTGGGTTGTCTTGTTGCATTACTAAAGTTTCTGGTTTTTCTTGTAACTCTTGTAATATTAAAGCTCTAGCTTTAAAAGATAAATGTTCTGCAATGTGTGCTTGTAACAACGCATATACCATTGGATTAATTTGTACCATTCTACTCTTAATAAAAGCAGTATGTGCAATGATATGTGCATCGTGGTTCTGTTCTGGATAAGCTTTTGGTATTTCCATTCGTAATGCCTCGGCATTTTCTATTGATGGGTCTAAAGGTTGTGGTATTTTTTCTGGTTTTAGTAAAGTATCGACTTGTTTTGTACCTAAAGCTTCATACACTCTACGATATGCCTCACGAATATTGTGTAATTGTGGATTTGATTGTGCAATTTGTAATTGTGTCTGTGCTAGTGTTACTCTTTGAGCCATAGAAAAAATATTTGGGTCTGCAACAGGTATAACATCAACATCAGGCGAAAAATCTATAATTTTTATTAGTCGATTACCTCCATATACAGCATAAGGGTAGACTGGTGGCAAATAAGTACCAAAAACACTCGATAAAAGTCTAAATTCTTGTCTCATTGCATAGTAACATCTCTTATGAATAGCCGACATGACCCTAGAGCCTCGTTCCAAGAGTGCAATAGTCGTTCCTACTGCTCTATTTTGTGCATCATTGCCTATCGCATTGTCCGTAATCGCAGCAAATCTCTGTCCAGCTTGTACTACAAATCCTAATAATGAAAATAATACTGAACTTGGCTCTTTAAATGGCAAAATTTGAAACTGGTCTTTGATATTACCCCCTGGTGCATCGACATCTCGGAACTCACCAGGTTGAAATGGTTGGTCGTCATCCCTGATTCTTAGTCCACGAGACTTGAACCCGGCAGGTAAGTTCGACAAAGTACCTGCATCTAGTAGTTGTCGTAGTGCAGCGGTGGCAGTTTTTGATAATCCACCAATCATATGAATTAAACCAAAGCCATAAAAGCCTAATCCAGGTAAAAACTTGTAATGAACGAAGTATTCTTTTCTTTTAAATATAGAGTCATTCATATCATAGTTTCTGTAAATTGATAATACTTCTTGAGAGCCTTCATCAATCGTAACAATGTAAGGAACTTTTACATTTTTGTCTGCATTCTCTACCTCATACTCATTTAAATCTAAATCTATGTGCATTTCTAACACATTAAACTGATACTCTTTATCATCAGAAGGATTAACACCCTCTATAGAATCATATTTTTCTTGCACCTCATCATCTTGTCTACTAGGTAAAATATCAACATCTCTATAAAAACCTGTTCTTTGCTTTTTTAAAATATCGTTTTCACTCATTTTAACCAGATGCGTAATGCGTTCACAATCTTTTAAGTCCGTTGCATAGTAAGGAACAATTAAATCTTCAGCTGGTATAAATTTAGATATGGCTCGTTGCATTACTTCGTCATAATATATTTTTTTAAATGCTGAACCTGATAAAGGTAAATAAAATAATAATTGGTCAAAGTCAGGAGTGTATTCTTCCATAACTTCCATAAGCATATAGTTCATAAATTCTTGAACCCTTTGTGCTTGTTCCTCTTTTTCTTTTGTATTGTCGCCAACGACTACTGTTCTTACAGGTCCGTCAGAAGGTAACAATTCTTTGTAAGCTTGTGCTTGAAATTGTGTAACTGCCTCAGCTAATAAAGGATGCGTAACAGAACTAGCTCCTTGAAAAGGTCTGCTTTCATTATCGTATTTAAAACCTAATAAATCTAAACCACTTATGTAAGCCTTCTCCCAATCACTTCTAGACTCTTTATCTCTTTTGTAATCGTTAATTAAATCGTTAGATATTCTACCTAAAACTCTTTCATCCATATCTTCAGCAAGATTTGAATAAAAATCTTTAACTTGTTCTACTAATTCTTCTTGTAGTTCTGATTGCTCTTCTGTGTTTTCTTTTACTTCAACATTTACTTCTTCAGTATTTTCTGTATCTGGTGAGGTAACTTCTTCATCAGTTTCTTCGACAACAGATTCCTCTTCTTGGTTATTTTCTTCTTCAATCATAATAGTTTAGTTTTTTTTGTTTTTCCTATTTTAGTTTTTACTGTAATAAAATTACCTTTGTTTGCTCTTTCGTAATACATAGGAAACAATTTTGGAGAAGATGCTATCCTAGCTTTTTGTTGTTCCACTTTACTTCTAACTTCACTTGCTAAATCTGGTGTGTCTATATCAGGTAGAGTAGGTCCCTCTAATAAACTTTGTATAGGGTCATATCCAGTAACTGCAGCGAAATCAGTTAATCTTTTACCAAATGGTTTTCGTTTTTTCGTTGTAGCTTTCTTTTTTGATTTTGCTATTCTCTCTAATCTTTGCTTTTCTAATTTTGCTTTTTTTTCTTTAGAGAGTTCTTTATATTGAGTTCGTAAGCTCATTTTTTTTTAGGTCTCCCTCTTTTACTTTTTTTCTTAGGCATACATTCACAGAGTTTGCCAAATAATCTTTTTTTAATTTTAGAAAATATATTTTTAATTTTTTTTATCATTTAAAAACCTCAGTAATAAATATAATCTTTAGGAGGCAAGTCTTCGTTGTCCACATAATCTGAGTATAGTTCAACAAAGTTGCCTTGTCTATATCTCAACAAAGCTTGTGTCATACTATCAACATAATCATCGTGAGCCCCATGTGGAAAAGATGCACATTCTTCGATTACTTCGTCAGCAAAACTTTCTCCATAAGGAAACCAAACTGCACCACTTTCAAAAATAGGAGCAACTGCATTTACTCTAGAAAACTTATCATTGCCTTTACTTGGCACAAAAGGTATTACTGGTATTCCCATTCTTCTAAATTCTTGCGTTAGTGGTTCGCCACTAGCTTTTTGTTCTATAATAACACTTTCAGCTTCCCAATATTTATAATTGTCCATCGCCACAGCTTTCAATTCAGGAAAATCATATTTACCTCTCACAGCATCTAATAAAATTATATTTGGTGTAACTTCATCTGGATAAAAAACTCCCCAAGTTGTGATAGCAGAATAATCTGCTGTTTCTTTTTTACTAAACGCAGTATCGTAACTTTGTATTATATGAATTAAATTTGGCATCGTTTCTTTTTTCCAAGGTTGCCACCACTCTCTTTTTATAATCGCACCTTCTTCTGAAGTCGGCTCTTGCATATATTGGGCTGACCAGTTTCTTATTGGCAAAGATGCTTTTATTTTTTCTAACTCTTCTATCTCCCAATACTCAGACCATACTGGAACTCCATCAGGTAGTATAGCTGGAAAAGAAATAGTTTTCCATTTATCTGCTTTAGGTTCTTTTTGAGCTTTCAATAATCTTCCAGTTAAATCATCCTCAGCCCATCTTGTCATTACCAATAAAATTGAACCACCTGGTTGTAATCTTTGTCGTGGTCCTGATGTGTACCACTCATATGCTCTTTCCATTGCTAAGTCGGACATAGAATCTTGTTCCGTATGTGGGTCATCTATAATTAATAAATCTGCACCACGACCAGTAATAGAAGCACCCACACCTGCGGCATAGTATTCACCACCTTGATTAGTTTCCCAACGACCTTTTGCTTTGGAGTCCTCACGAAGTTTTACATCTCCAAAAATTTGTTTGTATTCTGAAGAATCAATTATGTTTCGAACCTTACTTCCAAATCGTACTGCTAATTCTGTGTTGTGTGATACTTGCATAATTTTTAATTTTGGAAACTTACCAATTATCCAAGCTGGAAAATATACAGATGCAAATTCTGATTTTGTATGTCTTGGTGGCATATTTATTATGAGCCTTCCTTTTCTTTCTGAAGCTATGTTTGAAAACTCGTTAGCTATAATTTGATGATGACCCCATTTGCTTTTTTCTTTTTCTTTTCTGCAAATAAAATCTTGCCACATCTCTTGAACAAAATATAAAAAATTATCTTGGCATAATTTAATATGTTCTATGTGTAATTTTTCTACTTGTAATCGTAATCTATCTGTGGTTAAATTTTCAATGTTCATAATTAATTTATAACATAAAAAAATTTAGATGTTTACTTCTTATATATATGTATTCAACTCAACCTATAGCCATACGCACAGTAACATAAATTTTGCCGACCCTAAAAAAAATAAAAAAAAATACTTTACATTTCCAAAAAAAGTCTGAGCCTTCTTTTACAAACCAAGGAGAACAGACAAGGAACAAATGGCTTTATTTAACATAATGTGTGTTATGCGAACTAGCTATTTCGAATCAAAATCGACTTAATTATTTTACATAAATTATCTTGTGTATATTTAATTGTATCAAGCACCACGAAACCAGATTTATGTGTCTTATCCGTATGATTAAAGCTAAATGAAGCTGGATTTATGGCTACAAGTTTGAGCATCCTCTGCGAGGGGGCGAAAACTAAGTTGTAAACAAAACCTTTTCTAGCTACATAATCTAGTTGCCATATGATTTGATATTTTGATAAACCATAATTCTTATCCTCATTAGCTTTTAATTCTAACCAAAAAGAAAATCCAGATATTAAGCAATGCACATCAGGAACCCCATTAATCGTTGAGGTTTCTATTCGTGTAAGTTTCCAAGATTTATAATTTTGTTTATGTTTTTGTATCTGGTTAAGTTGATGCCAAAGATTTCTTTCCATAACTATAACGATAGCCATAAGCAATGACTAAAAAACCTATGGCTACCAACAAAGGATAGTCTCTAATTTTTAGTATAGGTAGAGACTAACAACACCCTAAACTATAATTTAGGGAATATCAATAACTAATATTTGTCTTCTCTCTTTGTAGTCTTTTAATACTCTTGTTAAGCTCAACTCCGACACTCATCCAATAGTTATATGACCAAGTTGAAGGCATTAACTTTTTAAATAATCTTGCCACTTTGTATTCTTTCTTTTTTAGGATGTATATTTCTCCATCCAACTCTTGTTCTCTATCCATCAAGTAACTTTTATATTTGCTCATTTATTTCTCCTCCTTAATAAACTTGCCATTTGAATCAAAACAATTATTCCAATCTTCTTTAAGAATAAAATGTAAGTAATATTTTTGAATTGCTTTGACTGTCCACATAGCTGATTTTTGTATAGCTCTTCTATCTTCATCTTCACATATAGAATAATTACTCGCCCAATACTGTGCTTCATAATACAAAGACCTTAAAGCATCATCATAAACTCTTTCTACAAATATATTTTGTTTAGTTTCTTTAATTATCTCTGGAAAAGGTCTTAGCTCCTCATCTGCTATTTCCATATATTCAAAAAATAATCTTTTAGGTAATTTAATTATTTGCATTTATTTCTCCTTTGTAACTTTTTTTACTTTAATAATTTCTTCAATTAATTCTTTTATTAAAGAAAATTGTTTATTTTTTTTTGCTACTTCTAAATTATGCTCCATAGCACTAATCCTATTTTTCAAATGTTTTTTTATATTAGTCATTTATTTCTCATTTATCTATTTTAAAACTCTTCACAAGAAGTTAAATCTAATCTATCTCTTAATTTTTTAGTAACTCTTAAAAACCAACAACCATCATCTTCAAATAATTGTCCTCCATCTTTTTTAGCTACTTTTTCAAGAAATGCAAAAAGTTTTACTTTACTTCTTGGACTACCATCTTTTTTAAGTTGGAACAAATCGTGAAGTACAAAAGTTATAGCACCATCTGTTTCGTGTATAATATCGCTACCCTCTATAAATTTTTGTAATTGTAATAAATCTTTAGTCATTTTTTTTCTCCTTTGTTAATATAAAACCAAGTGTTGTAGCACTTGTAGTAACCCTCCGAAGAGGGCTACAAGAAATGCTATTTAGTTTTGTTTTTCTAACCATCTATCAATGTAACCACCTACATAACAATCTGCCACTTCACAATCTGGCTCACCATTACACATAATAAAATTACACCAATCTGATTTTTCGTGTGGGTGATTTATGTGTGCTTCAACTGGTCCATCTACTGCGTGTATACAACCCATAACTTCGTCAAAGTCATAAGTGTCTTTACACAAATAATCTCCATCACATAGAATGTCCCAAGTCCATCCATCTTTGATAGCAGATTTAACTAATTCTTCAGCTGCAGATTTGATTTCTGGAATTGTTGTGCTTGTCCATTTAAATTTGTTAGTCATTTTTTTTCTCCTTTGTTTATAAGTAAAATATATCACATCTAATTAGTGATATCAAATATATTAT